TCGCCGCCTTACCACCCGTTGCTTTCATCCAACCGCTTCTCAAGGCGTTCAGGAACTTACTTCCAAACTTTGTTTTGCCTAACAACTTTACTGGTACGCCCGTAATAGCTTGCCCCGCCGTCTCTGAAGCGGCCTCGATAGTAATATCACCCCATGCCTTAGCGAAAGATGTGGCCCACCCTTCCTGCTCCGCACCGAGAACCTGGGCTTGTACTTGTCTTGTCGCCGCCTTCTCCACTACCCTGGGAGTCAGTCCTAAAGTTGCCCTAGTAATCGCACCACCCGTCCAGCCCATACCCTTAAGGGCTATTCGACCGACCTTAGTCTTTGCGTATTTTTGCAACAGCTTCGTACCTGCCTGCTGAGCAGCTTCGCTCCCGATACTCGCCAGGCCGCCCGTCATTGCAAACTCCGCCATCCACGTAGGAAGGTTCAAAAGCCCCTTGGCTACTTTGCCGCCGAATGTATATCCCTTCTCTTGTTGTTCCTGAGTGCGTATCCACAAATCTTCGATAAGTTTAGCATCTGCTTCTTTTGTAGTGAATGACGGCGGCCTAATCCCTTGAGCACCAGGAGCAAGCCCCCCTGGTCGGGTCGGCTGTTTATAATCAAACCCGCTCCGTAGTCGCTGTGCAGCATCAAGGTATAGTAATTGCTCCGCAGCCCCAACAATTCCACCGACACCGGGTATATATTGAGCACCTTTCGCCGGACGGGTAAATTCTTCTTTGGCTGACTCCATAAATCCAATAGGTTTTTCCCAACCTCCGGTTGCACCTTTTCCTCGGAATGTACCACCCTTGCCACCTGGAAAGAGTACCTTGCTCTCCGTTACCTCTTTATGCTCTCCGGCGATAAGTGAATCTACGAAGTCCTGGTTAATACTGCTTTTTTTGGGGGGAGTGAAATAATCTTGTGGGACTGGCGGGCCTACAAGTTCAGGCTCTAAGGTGGCAACGTTCCCATTAAGCTCTTTTATAAAATCACGATTTATCGCCATATCATGCTAACCCGAGCGCCTGCTGAGCGGTCTGCTGAATCATTGAAAAGGCTTTGTGAAGATTAGATTTATTGAGTTTCTTTGTTTTCCACAACTCTATTATCTTTTTCATAAGTTCCGGGTCGCCCTCGTATTCTTCTCTCATATCCACATCCGGCAATGCCTTCTGCATCTCCTCAAGTGTGGCCATATCATCGACATTCGATATTCCCATTTGTGGATAAGACTTTTTCACGTTTGATTCCGGCACGACCTCGGTGGGGGCCTGGAAGTAATCCCCAAGGCGGTCGAACATTCCCTCGTCAGGCTTTGGGGGCAAAAAATCCTCAAACCTGTCGTGTTCTAAAGGCTGGAAATACTCCGTCGCCGATTTGGATGTCTCTACTTCAGGCTTAGTTCTTCCGGCAGTTCCCTTTCTACCTAAGATTTCCGGGACCTCTTTCGTCCGGAGATATTCAGTTGGGGCTTCGTATTCTTTTGTCGGAGTTGACTTCATCCTACCAAGTACCGACTTTTCAGCAGCATCGAAATAAGCGGCTGTTTCCGGAGTCATTTCTTCTTCTAAGAATTTATCTTTAGCAGCTCGTATCTTGCCCAGGTCTTCAGAACCCTTGACGTAAGGGTCTTCACCGCGGCCACCATAATAACCTTCCCCTCTATCCAGTGAATCTTTTCGCGCCCTTGCGAGTTGCCTTTGAACTCTCTCGCTTTTGACAAACTGCTCCATCTTCTGTCTATTTGCTTGCATATCCGCTTGATGTTGTTCTTCGGCAAGTTGCATTTGCTTGGCTCTGCCAGGTTGCAAAGCTGTTACGCCACCTGATATAAAGTCGCCAACAGGCTTGAATATTGAAGTTGCAATATCTCGAAAAAAATCTTTTGCCATTATGTATCTCCTATTTTGTTTATGGGCTTGGGGTAGCCATTCCCTGACCAAGTCCACTAAAGAAACTGGATGCCGCAGAATACCCAAGTCCCGGACCCGTGCTCATTCCTGAGCTTGAGCTGTAATTCATGTTTAGAAGCGATAATAGGATTTGTAAATTTTCGGGGTCCGTGAGTTGGTTGGCCTCGGCAAACTTCATAATCTCATCTTGCAATTCCATCTGTGCCTGGGTCTGCTCGGCTTGCCCGAACCCGAATATTTGACTTAGACCACTGACTTTGGAAGCAGCTATTGCGAGATTATTCTTAATCTCCTGGGCCGGGATCTGCCCGAAGGCCATTGCCGGAGAAAGTGTCGCCAAGCTCCTGTCCGCCTTACCTTCGGCGAGGGCCTGGTTACTCTGAAGAACGTCCCACTCAAGACCTGACCTTTGAGTACCGAGCCAGTCGGCGGTGTCCTTGCGGGCCTTGGATTGTTCCTGGCTCCTCGCCGAGCCGAAGAACCCCGGTCCCGCAAAGTCCTCCGAAATACCCGGTATGGTATCTTCGCGTAAGGTCTTCATTGTCGGGTCGTAAACCGCACCCCTGAAGTAATCCGCAGTTTCCTCTCGGCCAATAGGTTTGGCCCCCATCTCTCCCGACAAGAGCCCCTTGGCCGCCGCGCCGGTTTCAGCGAATAGTGGAGTGCCCACCGTCTCAGGTGTGGAGAAATAGTCAACGAACTTTCCCGCGCCCGTTAAGGACTCCTGCTGTAAAGTCGAAAACGGAGTAACCCTCGATTCGGGATACACCTCCGTACCTTTGCCAAGCGTAGGCAGGTATGTTTCCAGCGCTTTGTCAATACCTGCTCGTTGTTTTGCAGTCTTGGTATCACTCGTCTGCTTGCTGCCACCCGAATCGAAACAACCCATCTTATAACTCCTTTATATATGAAGTCTCGAACTTCCTAAATCCAATTTTCTCATAGAACCGGCATAGGCGGTCGTGCATATCCGATGCCAAACAGCTTGCGTTAAAAATTATATGACTGCAACCGTGTTGTTTCGCCCATTGCCTGGCCGCCCTAATCAAGAGCATAGTGCCGTGCCCCCTTTTATTATCCGACACAAACCAATAATGTTCTTCTGCTATCCTTTGATTACCGAGTGGACTGTCAAAGCTAAAGATTCCCATATAGCCCACCACTTTGTTTCTTTTCATTAAGAGTAACAAATCTGCATCGTCCTTCTCAATCAAACCGGCCAAATCCGAATAATGTATTTGAGGAACCAGCTCTATCCCAAAGCCCTCTCCCTTACATTCTTCTTTCCATTTCAAAGCTAATAGCTTTAACTCTTCAATATCATCAATTACATTTGTGGCCTTACGAACTTTCATTTTTCCTTTGGAGTTGCTCATATCTATCAACGTCTGTTGTCATTGCGAACAGGGTCTGTATATCTTGATAATGCTGGTCTAAAATCTTCTTTATGGCCCTGCCCATGTCCTTTTCAGGTATCCTGGGGACAGCCCTGCTCACCATTCCGGCCAGCTCACTCTCCGACCTGAGCGGCCCTGTAGTATAGACCGACCCTACCCCGTGAAGAGTCGCTGTCATCGCCAAAGTAGCAGGTGTAACTGTTATATAGTCAACTACTACCGTAGGAGCGTGCAGAGTAGCTGTCATAGCTAAAGTGGCAGGTTTGACTGTTACATCCTGCGTTGCTTCCCCGTAAACATCGAAGATAGGGTAGTAATCTGGGTAGGAATATAATCCAAAGTTAAGATGATTCCATGAAGCATCCTCAGTGTCAATTATCTCAACTTTTACAAATCGCCCACTTTTATCTGTAGTATCGACCTCTACCCAAGCGTAATCGCTTTTATCTTGCCAAGTGCTAATTCCAGAAGCTACTGCGGCTCCCCAAGCTTCAATATTATCAGAAACATATATATTTAAGTCAATGGGGTCATCACTTGAATATGAACGGCCTCTCACTTTCTGGACATTATAAGTCTGCCCTAAGTCAACTATGAAAAAATGTGTATGGGTAGTATAACATTCCCAAAGATTCGTTCCACCAAGGGCACCAGCCACCTGGCCAGCTGCTTCTTCATAGCAAAAAGCGACACCAGCCCCACCAGCCATCAAATGAGAACTGTTTATCCCTAACCAATCAGCGGCCATCGGGGTTCTCCCTGCTCAATAGATACTTTACATAAATGATAATCTTCATGTTTAAACCGTGGCCAGTGTGACGATTCCGCTCGCGTGCCATTGTAGAGTGAAAGTGCCAGCCGTTACCGATTTCTCAGCACCGAAATCAATCGAAAAACACAAATCGTCAGTAGCAACGGTATCGTCCCAAATAACTGCGTGCCAGGCCGAGAAGGTCGCAGTTGTCCACGCAAGGTCGGTCGCATCGAACTTGGTAGTCGCACCCTGCGTTACCCCCTTACCGGCCAAAGTCCCGCCACCAGCAGTGTAGCCCGTCCCGGATATTTGGTTGGTATCCACGTCACCGATAACATTGTGCGTAGTCGTAAACGAATGGCTGTCGTCAAGGAGCATTACCTTGATAGTGTCGGCCTCCATATCGACTATCTTGTTCATCAGGTTGGCTTTCCACCTGTCGTAAATTCCACTTGCCATAAATATTTCCTTCCTTTATCCCAATTTCGGTTTCGGTGCCGCTATTTGCAGGCATGGTACGTGAACGGTGCAATCCATACCGCCGTTTGCGTTTGGTGTTTCTTCCGACCAGCACTCGCCGACCATGTGACCGTCCTCGTCAACATCAATCAGTTTATCTCCGACCTGCACATAGTTTTTGCCGTCAATTATCATTACACTTCCCCTTCTAATTGAGGTTCTATCAACTCATAATTTGAATATTGGAAATCGTCACCGTCCGCATTAGTGAGCCTGAACTGTATTTTCTTTGAAGTAACCCATATAGTGAACTCGTATGTAACGAACTCGCTCGTAAGGACTTGTTCGGCGAAGGCCGTCCAGCCGGTAGATGTCGTCTCGAAACTGGCCGTTCTGTAGGATACGACAATCCCAGTACCCTTAGCCGTTACTCTTATACCCGGCCAGAGCTTATTCTTTGAAGGAACTTCGAGGTCATAGACTTCGGTGATGTGCCTCGCCGGAACAGCAACTGTGTCGTCTGTGGTTAAATCCGAATCGAATTGATAGACGTATCCCGCCGAGTCGCCCAATACCAGACTTTCATCCGTTAATTCTTCCTGTAGAATCTGGCGATAAGTCGTGCCCGCAGTAACGGCAGCGGCGTAAGTGGTAGTTAAGGTTTGGGCCTCTCGATAAGAAGCACCGGCGAAATAGCTCGAAGCCCCTATCAAGGAAACCGAAGTAATCCCCCCCGTTGTCGTAGGCCACTTATGAAGGAAGTCCCGCTTCATCCATGACCCGGTTTTTATATCAACACCATAGCCCTGGGTAATGTACTCTTCGCCGTTCGGTACTATGTAAATCCAGAGTCGTGAATTTTCAGCACCCATATAAATCCAGCAGCGGTTCTTAAAAACGGGGTCAAGGTCTCTCTGAAGGTAATGCTGAATGTTCTTACCTATCATCTCGATATTTGAACCGCCCCCGTAAGCGTAGATGTTATAGTCATTTCCTACAAAGTAATGGACGTTGTTCTTCGAGTAGAGAAGGTGGGCGGCCAAAAGACCCAAATTCGGCAACTCAATATCAAGCTCGAAGACCCTCGTGCCTCCTACATGAGTCAATGACCATATAGAGTTGTTCTGATATTGAATCCACTGAGCGCCTAACAGGGCTCCCCAGATATTATGCCCACCGGCATCTAAAAGGTCTCTATAACCTGAACCCGTCCCCTTCCAGGTTTCGAGCTTACCGGCCATCGGCCAGCGAATGCGCTGGTTACAATCTATTAGATTTCCGTTGGCGTCCGCCTCTTTTGCACTTATGAGTATAGGCCGGTTATAAAACGCACCCACCTGTAAGGCGTAATGCTTGGTAATACCACTATCGACGTGATGGTAGCCGTCCGCTCCCACAAGGTCGGCGAAGTACGTCTCGTATTTACCCGCCCATCTCTGAATAGGAGAAATTCCCGTATTGACAAGGCAGTGATGATACCAGTCGTCACCCGTCCCGTTAAGGGCAATGCCGTCCGTATGAAGGATTGCCACCATACCCATTGGGTTGTGGATATTGCCCTGCAAGGCCACGCCGGATTGTGTAATATCGTCCCACTCGCCATTTACATAGTCCCGCTTAAAAATCTTGTCCTTCGTTACAGCCAAGAAATGCTGGGTCTTGTCAAGCTCGGTATAGCTACCTAATAAGAGGATGGCATTGCCACTATCAAGCGGCAAAGAGTCTGCTTCTACCTGACTAAAGCCATAAGGCGTCTTAACAGTACCTCTCGAATACAAGACGTTCTGGGAGCCGTCCGCCGCCGAACCTCTCAGTAACTCGGTGGCATCCCGTTTGGTCGCGTCAAAGCCCCGGTCAACTTGTTTTGTTAAAATATCTGGCATTATAATATATAATCAATCTTAATTCTGTAAATCTGTCCTTGGAAGTTAGCTCCCACACTGGCAAATACTACATTTGTATCATTAAAGCTGACAGATATTGAATTGTCTGCTGAGGAAGCAGCATAAGATTCAAAAACCTGAGCACCTCCACCACTATTCTTCATCGCCACAGAACAAGCCAAGATTTTTGTTGCTCCTGATGTTACACTATGAGCTACAGATGTAGAGGCATCAGCATCAAGTGTTCCGGTAAAAAACTTTGTAAACACTGCGGTTCCAGTACCATTAACAGTAGGATAACCATGAGCTTTTCCGAACGCTTTAATACTTTGCTGACTTGCCACTTTAGTAGCAGAATCCGAATCCATCGCATCTTCGTCAAGAAAACCGCCGTTAGTCGTTTCGTAACTCGTAGGGTCGATATTGCCGGTAACGTCAAGTGTGCCGCCCACAGTGCCCGTACCGCCAATAACAGTGTTTCCGGTAGCCCCTGCTACGGTAAACTTATTGGTGTTAATCGTAATATCGGAAGTGGATGAGCCGATTAAATCGTCATCTGCTCCGAGATTGACATGGTTGTTAAATGTGCTCTCCCCTGTTACTGCAAGAGTACCGGCAAATGTGCGATTGGACGCTAATAGTACCGCAATTATTTCAGTTGATATTGGTGTCCACGTTGGAGTAGTTGCCGTTAGGACGTTAAACTGGTTATCCGGGTCAGCATTTGAATCAAACCACAAAGACCCTAAATCGCCGGAATCGAAAGCATCTCCGTTTACCTGTGTAGTCGGCTCAGCGTCTTGAAAGAAAGCCCTGGCCGAACCCTGCTTATGCACTCCGCCCGCCGAGCTGGTAGCAAGTGTTTCGTGCTCCTTGTTTATACGCGCAGCCACACCTTTTCTAAGGTCGTAAATCTCCTTGTAGGCGTTGCCGTGGGGCTGGTCGATGTCAGGTGATGCAACGTCCCACTTGGTTCCGTCCCAGGGGTCATGGGTTCCCGCAAAGCACAAAACAACACAAAGCAGAATCGTAATAATCACAATCGTTTTTTTAACCATTGTAAAGCTCCTCAAATATCATTTCCTGGTAGTCTTGAAATTCCTCAAGCCACTTATCGAATAGCACCCTCGTCTTTAAGGCCTTGGACTCGAACCTCGGCTGACCTAAAGCCAGCTCATCGTATATCTCGGCTAAAGAGAATAGAATCAGTCCCTTATCCGCGCCGGTTATCACCGAGGCCACCTCATCATTAGCCAAGTCGGTCGCCCAGTCGGTATAGTCAATTCTCAAATTCAATCCCTGGTAGTCTCTCTCTATCGGGCAGTTGAAAATTATGTTATCACCCTGCCTTGTGTACTCGATGGGTTCTGACGGTGACTCCTCAGAGACGGGTTCGTACTTGTTCCTGAACTCATTAAGAGGTCGGTACTTTAAGCCCGCCTGACGGGTACTGGCACCGTTGAGAATCCAAATCCCTCCTATGTGGGCGGGGTCGAGTGTGCTAATGTCGTAGGTGGGCTTGGCGGCAAGTTTGGTAATAGTCCCGACAGTAGATGCTGTTTCGTCTGCAAGATTAGAGAAGTAGGTAACATGAGTAGTGTCGGCAACGGACAGTATCTCGAAGTTGCCGTTGAAACTCGTATCAGTCCCGGACGTACCCGCAACAGTTGCTATATCACCTACCTCAAGGTCGTGGACAGTTGCGGACGTAATCGTAACAACGCCCGTGGCCGCCCTGACAGCGGTAGAGATAACGTGTGCGGTTGTCGCCCATCTATCTAATCGGTATGTGGTACTATCGGATTTATCAAGGCCAATGATTCTCGGAGTCTTGCGGACGATATGGAGTTGGGCTTCGAGCAGGGTATCTAAGACAAAATCTTCCGTAATAAGAACCGAGTCGTTATTTCGACCCGACCGCAACCGTATAGTGTCGATTAACTCCGCTCCCGTTTTTGCCATTTATCAACTCTCCCAATTGGTCATTTCTGTGTTATTGTGCATTTATTGAGATTCACCAGTTTTACGCTCATCCCGCAATATGGACATCTTGTTATCCTGGAAATAGTCATTACGGCAAAGTAAAAGTTTTTACAGCAGGGACAACACCATTTTCGGTCGCCTTCCTCTTGTTTCAAATGGATACCTTCATCTTGATACCTTGCATCTTTCGGCCATTGGTCGGGGATATGGGTCTTGATTTTTAGGTCTTTGATGTAGTTGTGAATATGGTCTGCCGCCCGCTCACAAGCCCTGCCGTCAATCTTGCCGTAAAGATGTTCCTGCAACTGGTTAAAAACGTCTTGGTTGATATTATGTTGCTGTATATCAACAGTTCTCAAGAATTGTTCAAGCTCCCCGCAAGTCTCAACCTTCGGACAGACCGAAGCCAGTAGTTCATCGGGATTGATATTGTGAAAATTAACCGATGGTATTTTCAAAAGATGTGCCTCGATAGCCATTGTAGAGCCGCTATGAACAAGAATATCCGCACAACGTAAAGCATCAATCGCCGGATAGCTTTCGGGATAAATCTTAACTGTACCATCGAATGCCCCCCTATATTCATCTATCCTTTCGCCTGGCCGGACTTTTAATTCAAAACTAAACTCTTTTTTGGGGAGATTTTGTTTCAGTTTTCTTATTGCGTCAATCCACAAATCCCTTCCTTCTCTGTGTCTTTTGTATAGAACATTCTGATATTCGGAACCATCCGGCAAACCGCATTCCACGAGGTTGGGCATACCATCCGCACAAGACCAGCCGGTTGCGAAAAGAACTGTTTTATAGATTGTCCAATTCACCGCACGCCAATATTGCGGTTGGAAATACAGGTCGAACGCAAACGCCCCACAGACTTTCAACTTATCTTCCGGCATCTTGCCGTGTTCAACCAGAATATCCTTGAACTCCTGACCCCATACCAACTCCAAATCAACGTATGGAGAATAGTCTTCCAAGCCAATAGTTATTATCTGCCTGTCTTTGTCCATCTTGGCAAGTGATTCTCTGCTTGCGCCAGCTTCGCCACGCCGAACAATGTTGATACAGCCCCATTCCCTGCTATATTTCATAAAATTGAGTTTGTAGTCAGCACCAGCCATAGGATATATAATCACATCCGGTTTTAGATATGTTACAGATTGAGTGGCGGCACTTGCGTAATTGTGGACATAGACTTCGTGGCCCTTGGACCGCAGAAAGTCCGCTATACGCTTGTCAACGAGATTGTCTCTCTGTCCAGTCAGTGAAAAGAATACTATTATCATTTTGTTACTCCTTCTTCTATTTTTTTCAATTCTTTCTCTTTTAAGAGCTTTTTATAAGCACAATGAAAACACAGTCCATAACAAGGGTCATTCGGAACTAATATCTCAGCCTTATTTATACACTTAGAGAATTGGTATCCCCCATTAGGTAGAATTATTTCTTCTTCGAAACTACATTGAATCATTTCAATACTCCTTCTTCTGTAATTCCTGCAAGTTTGGGTTCCCCGCCTCTCGTGCGCCAGTCGCCCTCAAGGGGATTTTCTCCGTTATAAAAGTGTGTGCCGGGAAACGGCTGAAATCTATAATTACCCGAAATTACCAGTTTGCCCTTGTTCCTCTCAATAAACTCGCCCGTTAAGTTTCTGTCCTCAATCCTTTCGCCGGGCGTGTAATTCATAATGGAGCAGCAGACCGGCAAATCCGTCCGATTGCATATATCAATACATCTTTGATGGTCTTCAATGGTCTCTTGTTTATTAAGGATTTTTAACATTCTATTACTACCCGACTCGGCACCAAAACGAACAGACCTAAAACCCATACCTTTCATCCTTTTGGCAATGTCCATATTCATACGATTCGACCGGACAAAACCATGTAGCTTGAACCTCTTATTCAGTCTTTTAGCCATCCATAAACGGTATATTTCGTTGAACCTGCCTATATTGACTATGAACAAATCGTCCATTATGTAGAGCAGTATCGAGCTGGGATAAACCTTGTCGATGAAATCGACCTCATCAATAAAGTATTCCGCCGAATGAAACCTTGCCTTGCCCCAGTAGTTTTGAGATGAACAAAAATAACAATGCCAGGGACAGCCCCGGCTTGAAAGAATGGGAACATTAAGTCCGCATTTGCCCCTGTATGGAAAACACAAGGTGTCAAGATTGGGTATGTTCGTCATCCGCATAATTCTATCTGTGGCCTTACCGTCTAAAATCTGTTGAAGTGCTTCCTCGCCTTCACCAATAACGATATGCTTAAACGGATAATCCCTTAATCCTTCCCACATTGTACCCTGTCCGCCGATAATTACGGGAATGTCCGTATTCATTACAATATCCACCGCTTCCATCAGACCGCCTGCGGTAGAGCTCAGGCCGATTAAATCGCAGTCTTTCAGATCATCTCTGCTTTTGACTATGGTTATATCGCCGCAACAGTTCGACTTCAAATAACCGAGTCCCAATGGAAACTCGCTTATAGGCTCTTCACCGCCACAAAGATAGAGCTTAACCTTCACTAATCGGTCCTCTCTTTCCGTAAAACAACGGGGCGTAAGTAATAAAGCCATCTCCTCTTATTGGCCGCACATCGGTTACTTGTTCGACAAAGTATCTATTACCCTCTATGTCCTGACAGATACGCTCATAGTTCCTTAATAAGCGCCAGGAAAAATCGGGGCAGGATTCTATCAACTGATTCAACCACCAGCCGGGACTCTTGACCGTAATGTGAAGCGGTGGTTTTCCGCTACACGCTATCTTTACGAGAATACCATGACTTATCCTTCCCATTTCTCTTAAAACATCAGATACTTTATCCTCCGGCAAATGCTCCATAACGTCAAAACTCAGACAATAATCAAACTCGTTATCCCCGAAAGGATAGGGAAATTCAGTCAAGTCGTGTTTGATAAATCTGTATTTAGACCTGTCGTAGATGCCTTCGCATCCGGCAACATCAACTCCTGTAACGTCTAAATTCATGCCCGACAATAAATCACATAGCTTGCCGTTCCCGCAACCGAGCTCAAGAATAGAAATAGGTTTATCCGTCCAGGGATTATGAGATTCGCCCCTTTTATCCCTAATCAAATGGAGCCATTCGCACATCACTTTTACGGCCTGGTTGACATCCCTGTAGCTGGGACGAGAATAGTGCATCGTTCGATAAAAACTTTCCTGCTTACTTAACATTTCTTCTCCTAAAAATCTCCTACCGAGGCAGAGTCTAAGCTCCACCCCGGTAGAAGAAGAAGCATTTAGTATCCGAATAGTTGATAATCAATGGTATCAGGTGAATCACCCGCAGCCGTTCCCGTTGCAAGGGAAATGGGTCCGCGTCTGGTGAATGTGACCTGACCATTCGTAGGTGCGCCAATAGTTGCTACAGCGGTTATGCCGTCCTTGAGCATACAACCGTGTCCGTGCAAGACCTTTTTGAGCTTAGTTGCTATCGTGAAGGTCTGACCGGATGCACTTGCTATGGAAACAGCGTTACCGATTTCCATACGAACACCGGCTAAAGTTACCATCTTTTGAATTTTGTTATCAAAAGCTGCCATAATTAAAACCTCCTAAAAAGGTTAATATTGAAGGTTTCAATTACCCTGTGGTGTCGGCGGCCAGAGCAAATGCCGAACACAGTCCCAAACCATTCGAGCCGGTATTCGCATCCACAAGTGTAAATGTGAGCAGCGAGCTCGCAGCAACAAGCTGCATACCCTGACAGGCCGCAACAGAACCCGAAGTAGTATATACCCCGTCAAGACCTGAAATGGTATCCACAGGACAAACACCACCGCACCAGAACCAGCCATAGTAGGCATCGGTACAAGTGCCAAGTGCAATGCAGATTGGCCCGATATTGGTTGTCGTGGAATCGCCTGTATTGGTGACGTTGTACCACGCTCCGGCAGTAGCGACATCCGTAATATACGGCGCGCAAATACTCTTTACCGCAGCCACGGCAGCAGAACCCTTTTGGAACCGCAGATAAATCAAGGTTGACCAGCCGTGGTTTGTGTCGTCATAAACCAAGCGCTTTGTTCCAACCGCAAAAGCTGCCGTTGCAGCATAGGTCGTCCAGCTTGAAGGGTTCGGGCCATTCGTAGGCTCACCCGGCCAGTTGTCGATCAGGTAAAATTTCCCGTCATCTAATCTGTTAGCTGTCATTGAAAAATCTCCTTAATAAAAAAGGCCGGTTTTTCCGGCCATCTACTGTTTAGAAAAACATTTCACTCCATAACACCACGTTCTAAGTTATGTTACGGGGTCACTAATTCGTAATAAAGCTGGCTACTTGGATGCCAGCAGACAAGGTTGCCCTTGAACAGAATCCGGGCCAACTTCATATCCGTGCCTCCGACAAGTTTCTTCTGGTCGAAGAACTCAGTCATCTTGAAAGCGGAGTCCGGATGGATGTAGAAGTCCCAGTCCTTGAGGTTAAGGCCGTAAACTCTGCATTCGAGAGCCTGTGCCGCTGCGGTCGTCTCGCCCATTGCCGTATTGTTGGCAGTCTTGAGGAACGGGTCCTTGATTATCCTGCGACTATCGAGAACCATTTCCTTGAAGCCCTGCCGGGCGGTACGATTGTCCTCGATTTTATAAGGCATTGACCTGGCCTCGGCCTCAGCTTGCAAGCTCAGCCAGAGCGTCCCGCCGAGTATGGTAACAAGGTCGGTATTGTCGCTCTCCAAGTCCTCAAGGGGCTCGAACCACGTCCGCATCTGCGAGATACTGATTGCCACAGAAGTCGCCTGGACAGCCGAAGTGATTACTCCGCCCATCGGCTGAAAATAGAAGCCGGCATCGGCACTCGTACCTGCACTATACGTCCTGGTAATCGTCCCGTATGTGGAATCGACCTCAAGAGCATTGTTCAAACCCTGCATGTACTTATTTGTGTCTGAACTTGCTTTGGTCTGGCTCATTGCCATATACAACTTTTTCCGCAAGTGGATACGCATACCCTCGTTACACTTCTTGACGCGGTATTTAGCCAGGTTTTGAAGTTGCGTACCGTCCTTTGTTTGACGGGCGTTTTCCATTTCCTCGTCAACATCAATCTGGATGGGAAGCTGTATCTTCTTTTTGCGGAAATAAGCGGTCTGGGTCGTGTCCTTGACGCCGTGCGTTAAGGTATCATTGACTGTGTAGTCTTGCGCGAGGTCTTCGTGCGTCCCGGTGTCCAAATTCTTGTAGTAACGAGCACCTCCGCTGAACTTCATATTCTTGCGCTCCAAAAGGAGTGCAAGAATCGGGTTCTTTTTCATGTACTCTGTCTCCCACGTGGCATCGTGCAAATCACGTGTGAGATTGTCTAAATCTTGGTGAAATGACATTGAAAATCTCCTTACATATTAGCAGCAGCCGCAAGGTGCTCCGTAGCATCATCAAGCGACAAGCCGCTTGGTATCTTAGCTCCTGACAGACTCGGAGAACTTCCGCCCCCTGAGCCTGTGTCGAGTGGTAAAGAAGATTTTTTCTTATCTTTAGAGTCTTTTGATTTGGCCGACTTGACCTCTTTGTAGCACTTTTCCATTGCCCTGGTCGCTTTGATGGGATTGCCTTTGGGAACATCGCCCTTGGCAATCATCTCGTTGAACATCTTAACGGCTTCATTGCGGCAGTCCGCGCCGTACTCGGTATCAAGCCCGCCAAGAAGTTCTTCGTAAGCAGTGTCTCTTGCCGCTTGGACCTGGTTCTCCCTGTCCCGCTTCTCGTAACCAGCCGCCTTCTTATTCAATTCGCTTATCTCTTTGTCTTTGGCGTCAACTTTCTGGTTAAGGGCTTTTATGGCCCTTACGAGATTCAGGTCGGTTCCCTCGTATTCGGATTCTTCAAGCTCAACATCCTTAATACCGGCCCGGGCTGCTTTGGCTTCGGCTTGCTCAAGCTGTTCTTTGAGGGATTCGTTCTCTGATTGTGCGGTCTCAAGCACAGACCGCGTATTAGAGAGTTCTTCTCTTGCCTTCTTTGCGTTAGCGGCCTCCTGGTCGGCCCTTTGTTGCTGCTCGTCCCATTTGGCTTTTTCCGCTATTTCTGCATCAGCTTTGGCTTTTGCCTCAGACTCTAATTTTTCTTTTTCCTCTTTTTCACTCAACATTTTATTCTCCTTTGTTTGAGCACTTGTCTCGTCTCGGATTTCTCTATTGCAGGCTGGCCCTTTAGCACTTGTCTGTTTGGCTGTCTGCGTCTAACAGGATTGCAACGAGCAACCCTGATTTTCCCAATAAAAAAAGCCGCATATAGCGGCGTTAAAAAAGCCCCATTTCTGGGGCGTTCACTTAGTTAAGTTATAGTTAAACTACTTTATCACTCCCACTATTCATTTTCTCTTCCAACTCTGGCAACTCCAATACATATTGGTCGCCTTTCTTTACTATCACTCCTTCAGCCCCACCCCAAACAGAAGCAGGATACAATCTTGCATCTATTGAAATAATACTACCTATTGGCAAATCAACTGTCGTTACTGCAACTCGTTCCGTTTCCATAATCTTCTTCTCCTTAATCATGTCCAAAAGCTCTTACATATCCTACTTCGTATCTTCTTATATTCTTACCCCTCTGCCTGGCAAGGCCGAATCGCTTCGGGTCTTCCTTCATCGCTTCGCGCTCGCCTCTTTTCTCGCCGGATTTTACAGCGTCCTTTTCTTCGCCGCTCATACCAGTCGAAAAGATAGTTGTCTCTGCGCCGGATAATTCAATCATTTCGGTTCTCCTTCTTCTTTGGTTTGCCTTTCGATAGCTTTCCTAACTATCCAAGGGGTCAAGAACTTAACTGATAACCACCCACCAATCGAAATGCCGATTAAAGTTGATAGCGTGATAAATAGCTCTTCATTCATTTCAGTTCTCCTTCTTCTACGCTACACCTTTAATCTGCAACTGCCCCGCCTGCATCAATAACTGGGCTAACTGCTGAAGCTCCGGCACGCCCGAAGCCTCGATGAACTGCTGTACTTTTTCAGGTTCCATTTCACCTAATATTTGACCCATCATAATAAACTTATAAAACAGTTGCAAGCCCTGATACCGCTCTAAAATTTCTTTTCTTTTCGAGATATTCAAGACCCTCAGCATGTCCTCTATCATAGGATTCGGTACGGGATTTGCAAGTAAATCATAGGCCAATTTATATTCCGCCTGCTTCTTTTCTTCATCGAATGGCAGTGTCGAACCAGGCTCGATATTCACATCGAACCTTACGTCAAGGGCAGCCTGTTCGGCCTTCATCCCGCTCTTAACGTCATCTGCTATCATCTTCATCAGCCTATCGGGTTCGTAGTTTCCCTGGCAGATTTCAGCTATTAACGTGGCCGAGTTATCAATCCAAATATCGAGAAATACCCCCTGCAAGCCAACATAGTCCAGAGAGTTCTGATTAAGCCTCACAATTTCAGCCTTGGTCTGCTGGCCTTTCTGGGCAGCTCCACGCGCGACATCCTGCATGAACATCTGGTCGTCAATGTCTTTCTTTAAGAGTTCAGCCAGTATTGGTACGGAAGCGTCAAGGGGCGGCTCCTGGAGGTTCATTATCGACTTGATTTTGCCTTTCGCAGCTATGACAATCCTGCCGAGTCCTGTGATAGCATCTACCTTACTCCTTACCTTGCCATCCCTGCCTATCGCTAATGCCCCGGCCTCGATGACCTTTGTGGGGTCTGCCGTTCTCCTGACCTGATTGACCATTGAGCTTACCGTGATATTGAGGAAGTCGTTATTGTTCCTGCTCATTTCTACGGCGTTTCCACCCTGCCACATGTGAGGTAATATATGGTAGGGCATTACATTGAACGGCCATCGGCTCTCTTTATGAACCTGGTCTTCTTCTTTAGGATTGAGAATAGTACACCCTATCCTTAGAACGAATCGGCCGTTCGGATATTTGGGCTCATCGTATTCCTGCGTGACTTGCGTAGGCCATTTAGCAAGAGGTTTCTTGGTCTTGGGGTCTAAGAATAAGCCTGTGGTTGGCTCTATTGCAATCTTGCCCTGCCGCTCTAAGTCCGTTGCGGGAATATTATCTTCAATCTTTTCGTGCTTTTCCTCGTAATCCCGCCAGTAGATTTCCTCAATATCGACATATCTCTGCTTGTCACCGGCTATCACTTCATTTGCTGACGTATCTCCTGTGGCTCCACCTTGATTAAGAATGAAACTAACGAGCTTTGATAACATATTCTGGCGTGAAAGCGAAAGACTTGAACCCTTCTGACTCTTATAGGAAATCATATCGCCTGCGGTGTACTTGGGGTCGCTTGCGGTATAAGCCTCCGCCTCAATCTCATCTTTGACATTCGGCCATCTATTCTGTGCCCATTCGAGCTTCACTCGTCTCTTTGAGCCGCAATTCTCGGCATTTTCCAAACTCTCGGTCGATGGATCGCACCAGAATAATGCCGGGTGAATAAAAACCTCCGCCGCCTTACCCATCCAGCTCTTAGATTTATCGTCCCAGCCACCTCTGGGTTTCGGCTCCCACATAGTCTTGCCGACCATATAACCGAACACGGCACAATCCAAAAGCCCCATAATCAGTTTCGGACGCATGGCGAGTTCATACGGGGATTGCCAGAGATATTGAAGATGTCCCGCCCACTTCTCGGCGTATTCGGTTGCGCCCTCCTGCTCATCGTCCCAGGCGTGGGTAAGGATTTTGGGGTGATTATTGGCCAACTTCGCAATAGTCTGGAACATCAAGGGATAAATACGGTTTACGACAATATATTCCCAATCCTCTTTGAGTTTCCAGCCCTGAAGCTGCTGGCCCCAGGCGTATTGAATGGCGGTGAACCAGATGGTCATCCACTTTTTTGTTACCGCCATTCCCGCATCGCGCATGTCATCGAGCAATGCGTTCAGGTCAGGATGTTTATCGCCGCCTGTGTGAGCCGGGCCGTGCGTAGTTGACTCGTGTGGGTCCATATATTCATTTCCGGCTCCTTCTTCTAAAAGAGTTATTCTTGTATTTTCCAGCAAGTCTCCATTTGTGTCGGTTTTATGTCAACGAGCTTGCCTTTGACAATGCAGATAATCTCAAAATCACTGTCTTTTTTCTTTCTTGTTACAAATTGTTCAACTTCGGTATAGTCGTCAATGAATACTTCAACGTCTTTACCAATGTAAGTTTCTTCATAGAACACAAAATAATAATATAAATTCTTGTATGGGATTTCTGGAATCTTCATCGATTCTCCTTTGATGTGGAAACATCTAACTTGAAATCTTTTGTTTTCTTGATTAGGTTTTCGGCCTGAAGGCATAACCAACAAGGTGATTTTTCACTACATTTGCAACGCCCTCTCAGGTTTGATGCTAAGGCTTCAGCACCCAATACAATCTGATACAATTCTTTTCTATATCCCTTAATTGATTTCTGAATTTCATCAATGTATCTTTTTTCGCTCATGGTTTAATCTCCTTCTTCTAAAAGGTTTATTTAATAGCCAGTGAGAATCGCGTAAAAGGCATTGATAGTGCTGAGGTCGATTTCCATATAGATTTCGTCAATGAATGTCTGGTCGAATTTCAGACCTGCTATCCTGTTGTTGCCTGAATCCAGAATCTCTACCATACCGCTAAACAAGCCGCCCGTAACAGTGATGGTATCCACCCAAAGGCCACTGGTGACAGCAGCGGAAGTAATCGGGTGCGTGGTTGCAACCGTTGTGCCGAGTGTCATTACCCCCGTAAGTAAAGTGTAAATCGGGCCATTCTGCCGGGCAACGCCTAATAACTTATAGCTTGTCAGAACATCGTCTGCCGTGTCCGTTCCGAAGGCGGAGATTATCAAGCCGTTGGCATCGTGGAGCGGCGGGTCTTTGAGCTTTATCGGGCCATTGTTCGCCGTTACAGTCGGCCAGTTGCTACGCTTAAAGACTGTTATCGCGGTATCATCGCTTGCAACGGCGTCCCTCAAGGAAACAAAGGGTATTCTTGCTGTGTTTAAGAGCATAATTTCTCCTTATGGATTAGAGGCTGGTGTCATAATAACGAAATTCGTGCCATCATAGCACAACGGTACTATCTGGGCTGCGTCTATATGACCATCGGCAGGGTCGGCACCTAATACAGTCTTCAAAGACTTCGCGCCGAGAGAATTTATATTAAGCGTGCAGGCCCCTGTGTTGTCGGTTACGGGATTGAGCCATATCACCATTCCTGCATTGTAAGAGGTAATCCCCTCTATTGTGGCAAGGTAGGTATCATTCGCGGCTGTATCCACGGCGTAATTGAAAGCCTTACTTATCGCTACCGTTCCCTGGTCGTAAGCAATCCCACCGGAGACCGCCCGCCAGAACGCAGGGCCGTATCTCGACCGAGCACCCATTACAAACAACAAAAGGCTAACCAGTAATACGGTTATCAGTGTTTTAGCCTTCATTCTTTTTCCCTTTCGATAATCTTTATGGTCTTGATTCGCTTGCAGCCACAGATTTCACACGCGCATTGATGATGTAATTCTTTCGCCTTACCGAAGTACCCTTTGATTCTCGCCCATGCCTTATTCCTGAGCGTTACCGGAGAGTACCAGGTATGACGGCAACTGTTCCTCTTGCATTTGTGCAGCCATAGTTTTTCTTTCATTACAATCTCCCCCTGCCTGCGTGGTGCAATCTCTGGCCTGTAGTCCCCTGCGCCATGTGGCCTGAGTTCAATTCATCCCATACCGCATCAGTTATGTCGTCTATGTTCTGCTGAGTTACTGACCCAGCCGAGGCCGTTGACGTATAAGCAGGATAGAATTTAACTTTATCACCAGCGGCCAGATTAAATTTACATACTCTGTCGAGGATTATTTGTTTGGCAACGCCACCATAATCAGCAACCTTCCTTAATTCTTTAGCCGTGCCAGTGACATCCGTTATGACTACAGAGGCATCGTTCCAGGCGTCATCGTCCGCAGAAGTATCACCATCCAAGCCTGATGCGGTCAAAACAAAGGTCTTATCATCAGTAGTTGAGGCGATGGTCGTTTCGTGAATAATCAATTCATCTATTATAGCCTTGATTGCATCTAAGAGTAAATCAAGTCTTCCACCATTTATCCAGTCCGTCAGTGCAGCCAATCTTGCCTCAGTACATACACTTGCTAAAGCAGCACTGTCTGTTCCCCGCATATCCGTATTTGTGGTGCAGGTTCCTATGGTCGAAGAAGCTAACGCTGTATTCAAGTCAATATCCGTAAGATGAATAGTAACAGGCAGAACAACCATTCCCGTAACAGTTCCAAACACTACTACACGGTCTATCCCAGCAGCAGACGCCAGAGCAGCATCTGGTAAATCCAGTCTATAAACACCGTTCCCAATCTCTAAAAAACCGCCTGTCTCCCAAGTATCAGTAAGCGCAGGTGTAGTCAATGCAGCTTCCGTTATGCTAACAACAGCAGCATCTTTCCTACGGTATTTAAGGTCAATACCGGTATTCCATAATACACCCGTCTCCGGCGTACCGTCCGTAGAATCAATGATATATATTTCTATTGATTGACTCGTAGCACCTTTCTTGAATAAGTAACTCATGCCGAAATCCTCATATAAGCAGTTGTTATTAGAGGAAGAATTGTTCCTGATGGCACCGCCTGATAACCGCCTAAAAGAGCAATCTCGGCAGGGTCTTTGAACATGCAGAACGGCTCTCGGTCGAGCAAAGCAATTTCATGAGCAAACAAGGCACGGTTGTAAAAATAAAGATATTCAAGATTGGCCTGTATTTTTGAAGAGTAATATCCTATCTTTGGATAGTGAGTGGCTCCATAGTGGATATTAGCACAAGCCGTATCGTCCTTCCAAACACCATCTACATACAGACTGATATTTACACCGTCATATCTACCCACAACCTGATAATCGACTCCCGTACTGAGAGCAGAAGGAAGTTCAGCATACACCCAATCACCACCTCCGGTATTATCTACGTACAGCCGTAATTTCCCTGGGTCGCCCTGATAACCAAAAATGAATCCTTCATCCCCCGTATCTGCTTGGTCATTGTTTGAAAATATTACAGGTTGATTTGTAAAGCTGCTGTACTTTACACCTGCCACAATCGTAAATTGCGTTGGTTTCAAAAGAGCCGAATCGGTTAAAGTGCCGTGGTCATCTCCACTAAATGTTACAACAGAACCGTATTTGCCTGCACCCCAAACAGGCGTACCATTAAGCGTAACATTTTGTTTGTTGCCGCTCAAATCAAAGACTTTATTGCCTGAGCCTTCGAGCATAGGCCAAAAGCCAGCATCGGGGATAAGACCGCTATCGTAATCTAACGGCCATCCCATCGGTGGTTTTTGTTGATAAGGCCATCCCATTTATTAGTCCCCTGAATTAGCTGTCTGGTAAACTATCTCACAATCAGCGGCAACAACATTTTCTATGAACTTGAATTTGCCATCGTTATCCATATTGTTTGTAACGGGGTCTGTCACGGCAATAGTTGTCTCGGCAGCGGGTTCTGTTGCTGCGAAAGCAATAGCAATAGCCGTGCCAATAGGCCCGACAAATCTTGTAACTTCTGACCAAGCATCATCTACAGCCGCTTCGGAAGCCATTTGAACTATAATCTCAGTTCCCGTATGAGCCGTAGTACTCGAAAGGGCAATGTCTATGTGCAGTACACTATCCCAAGAAGCACTAACATCTATCGTACCTGATTCAAGAACAGTATTCTGTGCAATCTCCTGCCATTCCAAACTCTGTGTATTCTCAGTCTTAGTAGGAGTCGTAATAGATGTTGTCTTAGTCAGTCTTACTCTGACAAAAATTGTTGAACCATCAGGGTCATAAGCATTATTGAATATCACACGACATTGACTTGCTGACAATGGTATATGAACAGCGTAAGACTTCACGCACTCATTTGTTGCGTGGTCTATATCATAAAGAATAGACGTTGTTTGGTCTTGTTCGTGGGCCAATCCATCTAAAATCGTAATTGTATCTGCCATTACTCAAGTTCCTCTAAATACTGTTTACCAGCCGCCTCTGTCTCAGCTACAAAAGCCTCAACAGCAGCAGTAGCGGCCAAAGCTGCCAAATGTTTTGCCCGTATCTCCTGACCAACGGCAAGTTGTTCCGCAGGTGTTTGTATTTTGGCTCTGTGTACAATATAAACCTTTGGGTTATCAATGTCCTCGCTATCAGTCCTTGTGGCCACAATAGAGGCTTCAAAGGTTGATATGTTTATTGGCGTTATTTCTAAGTCCCATGTTATCGCCATTATGTTTCTTCCTTTATCAAATCAAACTCAGGTGGGTCTTTCTTCTGCTTGAACAACCCCTTGTCTTCCTCTGGATAGTCCTTGCTCTGCCTTATCTCGAACGAGGCCCGGAAGCCCAGCTTGAAGCCGATATAAGTCAGTACGGCCCCCGCAACTGTACCGGCTATGAAACAGATTATGGGGATGTAGTTAGTCATATATTCTTCTTTTAGGCATCTTGATAAAGTCTAAATAACATACAGAAATCACATCTTTTTCCAAACTAACCCAAAATTTACATAGTCCAGGTACAAAAAGGTAGAGTAGAAATAATGGCCTCGCTCTCATGTCAAAAGATGCCTTCCCGCCACGCTTTACTCGAAACAAACCTACCTTTAACCATATAGGCCAAGTGAACCTATCACCCCGACTTAATGCCCGCTCTATGTTCACACCGCTTCCTCCCCAAGTGTGGGTGTTCCATCTTCGTCAACACTTTCCCCGGCCTGCTCAATAGAGATGGTAAATTCGTCCTCGGCCTCGGCATCATCATCCACAGTAGCCTTGTCGCTGGGGTGTAAATTTATTAGAGGCCCATCCTTTTTGTGAAGTTCGGCGGCTATAGCAACTGTTTCTTCTGTTTCTGCAAACAGCTCCTCTAAAGCCAATAGCGAAAGAGTCAGAGACTTTGGCAATCTCATCTTCTCATGTTTATCTTCCATGGCTGTAACCTGCTCGCCAATGTCTTTCATAACAAGCTCTCTGTATGGCGATTTCGGCAAAGCCAAAAGAACCATACGAAAGATTTTTGACCTTGTAATGGATACCTCAAAGTGCTTCCGGTCAGCCTCAACCGACTCCTCGCGGAACCTAAGCTCTTTGAGCAATACTACCTGGTCTCTGGTAACAAGCTCCGCTTCCGAGATACCGGCATAAGGGTCTCGGACTACATCTAGATTCGCAATACTTGTGATGTAACTTTCGTTTTTATCAAAATGTTCAGAATGTTCAGACATAACTTGTTCTCCTTCTATTTTTCCACAGCATTTCTTATACTTTAGCCCCGAACCACAACGGCAAGGGGCGTTACGTTTTTGCTTCGTTTGCATTTTCTTCTGCTCGCATCTCGTCGGTCATGTCAATATCTACTATGAGCATTCTTCTCCTGTGGCTTGGCTCTTAGCCTTTACAAACTTACAATAAACCAAGCCTTCCTTTCTTGTGCCGAGAGGATACTTCTGTTTAATATGTTTGGCTCTTAGCATTCTTCTCTGTATTCTGGTTAGATTCATACTTCGTCCTTCCTATTCAAACTCGCTCATATCTTCATAAAGCAGACCAAACTCATCCTCGTCATCTTCGACCTCGACCGCTCCCATTACCGCAATGTTTCTCTCAGGCTTAGTTTCCTGCCTGTCCCAGGACAAGTCCTCGTTCAATGGGCATCGCTGGTGGAGCTGCAACAATCCACCTAAAGTAATCACGCAGTCATCATGCTCCCCTGTCTCGGCTTGCGGCTTTCCCTGCGGGTTCCATATAAAAACTCTCATTTCTTCAACGAATCGAATGTCGAAGACCTGTAGTTCATGCTCTTGAGTCGCCTTCTGCAAGTCGGCTATCATTGGCTTTCTGGTCTTGAGTGTGGTCTTCCAGCCGAGGTTCTTAGAGTCCTCTCGCTGTACGGTTTCCTCCTTGTGTTCCCGCCAGTAGATGAATGGATAGTCCGCTCTCTTGAACGCATCAAGTACGCTTTGACCTATCGAGTTCATCTCTGGCGAGGCCCAGGCATAGTTGTAGAACTTTGCGGCCATAATCATCTGGTCGCCAAACTCTATCGTGTCCGGCCGGCCATAATATGTTATGGGCATTTTGAAATGGTTACGATCCAGAATACCGGCCACCGAACGGTCAGGGTCGCTCTTTTTGTCATTGGGGTCTGATAACACTCCCTCTGCAACATCGCCAAAACAGGCGTAGCTATGGTGCTTTATAGGCCACTCCCACACGCTCCAACAGTTCTGCCTGCGATTGACGTGCCGATATTTGACCTTACCATCTTGCTCATAGAACTCTATTGTAGCTACCGGGGGACGGCACCAATTCTCCATAATATCAAGGTCGGTAGGCTTGAATACCATCCGACCGGTTGCTCGCTCTGCTTCCCTTGCCGTCCGGGGATATTCCTGCTTAAACAAATCATAATCACCACCACATTTATTCTGGACCTTGAGTAGAGCAAAATATACCTGCTCCTGGGTTAGCGTAATGCCCATCTCTAACCCCTCTTTGATATACTCATCCATTTCAGGGGTCATATTCGGTACAGTTTTGCAGCCCTTAGGTAATGGCTCTTGATATTCTTCCTCGTCTTGCCAGCTCAAGAATATAGGCAGATAGCCTCGAAGTACCGTTGGGTCAATCTCTTTTGTGCCGTCCTCGTTGTTCTTATACAAGCCCCTCATTCGCTTGACGGCAGCCCAATATAGCTTTGAAAATGCGTTGGTTGTCCCATTAGCTGTAGTCTCTAAGACTATCATTGTATTGGGCTCATCCGGCACTTCCTGTAAAATACCAAGTAATTGCTTTTCTGCGTTCTTCCAGAATGTTACCTCGGTCAAGTGAACACCCTGTGTAGTCCCACCCCTCCCTAATACATCTTTGCCAGCAGTTTGACACAATATCGAGGACCTGTGGGGAGCTGAATATTTAATCTCTTTTCGATTTGAGTGTACGGTAGTCCTTCTGACATCAAGAGGTACTTCCTGTTGAAATATTTTAGTCATATTAAAGACTTTATCTGTACCATCCAGGTCCATTGAAACCAGGCAGGCGTGCCAATTCTCCTGGCGATTAGCCTTCTCAAATATGCAAGCCTCAATGAATGTCGATATTCCTCGCTGCCTGCATTTGTAGATGAGCAGCATTATTGGCAATCCATACTTGGCTTGAAGGGCCATCGCATTATTGACTTTGAGCTGGGCTTTATTATGAATCAAAGGTACGAGCTTGGTCTTCTTATCGACTATCTTCAGGTTCTCCTGCTGCCAGCCCAATGAAGTCGCTTTGTATTCTTCAAGCAGAGTCGCCATTACTACCCTCTATACTCCTTTGGTCTATCCCTGTCCCTGCTTCCTCGGCCTCGATGATTCGCTTTTTCATTTCTTCGATAGTTAAAGGCTTTG